GGGTGACGACATGGGTGACGACATGGGTGACGACATGGGTGACGACATGGGCGATGACATGGGCGATGACATGGGCGATGACATGGGTGATGACATGGGTGACGACATGGGCGATGTGAGCCCTGATATGGGGGACGAATCCATGGGAATGGACCCAAATATGATGGCAAATAGACCTGCTATGCAAGCTATGATGAAAGCCTTTATGCGTCGTATGATGGGCAAGTGGTAATGAAAAGCGACCCACGTCAAGCAATTTCAGATATTGTTCATAGTGTGCGGGATGTATTTAAAAAATACGACCGCACTGCTAGAAAGAGAGCTTGGGATTCTCTGCAACGCGGAGAAGGAAAAAAGAACCTTGCGGGATTAATCGACAATCCAACTAAGCCAATTGTGGGTGTTTACAAATGGCTTAGTTTTAAAGAGTGGATAGCAGAAAAAAACGAAGATATCACTTAGTTTTTTTACTTTCTTTCTTTTCAAACTCTTTGACTGTAAACTTGCCAGTTTTATATCTTTCTTTAAGCTTTTCTACATTTTCTTGCATAACTTGCTCAATCGAAACATCGAGAGTGCTGCAAGTAAAAGCGACATACCACATCAAATCGCCAAGCTCTTTACGAAGTTCGTTTTTGGTTTCTTCATCAAGTTTTTTACCTTGATAAAGAATTTTTTTAATCAAGTCAGCAATTTCTCCAGATTCGCCCGTCAACCCTAATCCACAAGTGCCAAGTTTGGCATTCATGTTCTTAGTTGATGCATTTGATGCCATAGACTGAACAAAATCAGTATATTGTTGAAAAGTAAGTTTCTTTTTAGCCATGCGTGAGTTCCTTTCGAAGATTTGTTTAAGAGGATTATTTAGTAGAAAACATTGCATCAGCAGTGTTGTGTAAAATTTGTGTCAATTGAGTCGATAAATTAAACCTTTTGGAATTGATATCAATTGATTTTTTGATGCAACCATCAGCGTGTCGTTCACTAGCTGCTTTCCAATCACAAATCATCTCAATAAGATCCAATAAGTTCATGTTGTTTACACCGTCAGGATGATATTCAGGATGATGTCTATTTTTAGAATAGTGGTTATCCAATGCAGGCTTCATGGCCTGCAAAAACCCCTTATATTCTTCGCTTCCATAAGTGGAGTTAGCTAACTTTGAAGTGTATTCACTGAATACTTCGACTTCAGGAGACTCAAGCTTGCTTTGGTCGTGCAACTCCTGTCGATCTAGTAGTTCTTTGATACAAATATTTAAAATGTTTCGCACTCTTTCTATATGCTTGAAAGTGTGAAAGTTTGTAGCTTCTTGTTGTTGAGTCAACATTTATTTTTCCTTTACTTAAATGCTAATTTTGGTTTGTTTATTAAATCATAAACCATCAAATAACCGTCTTCATTTGTATCTTCAAATTTTTGATGTAATAACTTCTTTGCAACAAATTTATTTTGCTTCAAAAACAGTTGTGCTTGTAAATTAGTTTCCCTCAAGGTTATCTCGACGTAAGATCTTTTTGAGTTTAGCTTTTTAAGTATTCGCATCATCATTTCTGATCCCAATCCTAATCTTCGGCAGTTGGGATTGATTATGAATCTACGCATTTTTAAATAGTGATATTTAAGATCGTAAATACAATAACCAGCAACAAAAGGCTCTTTTGTCTTTTCGTCAGGCAGTGTAATTACATACGAGCCTATACTGTATGAAAGCAAGTAGGTAGAAAGCTTCTCTACATTCAAAGGCTTGGAGAAGCAAATAGACTCTAACTTGCTGACACTTTCCAAGTGTTTCTTTTGCATGTGACAAAACTCAAATCCTTGTTTTGAGTATGCCATCATAGAAAATCTATTTTTGTCTGCCATCATATAAGCTTTCTAAGTTTTTTTAAATTTAACCGTGAGTAATCGGTTCAATTGTGTGTCTGAATTTTTGTTGTTTACCACCACGAGCAGGGCTTAAGAATCGAGAAAATCGCAAGTCGTGAATAATTGGCTCTACATCGTGTAAACGCAAACAATAAGCAACCAAACTACCGCATACACTGCCACGACCGGGACCAATCGCCTCTGATCCATCGCCAAAACCTAAAATTTCAGGACTTTTACGACGTGCCTCGTCAAGCATCAATTTCTGTATCAAGAAATAACTTGCAAAACCTTTTTCTTTGATTAGTTCATATTCTTCTTTTATACGCTTGATGTACACAGGGGACTTTGGACAATTTCTACGCTTAAAACCTTTTAATGTTTCCTCCCATAAAACATCATCAGCATTAGGCATTTTGGGCAATTTAATTTCTCTATCAATTTGCACACCCTTGGCAAAATCGGCTATTTTAACAGTGTTTGATTTTGCTTGTTTGAAAAGCTCATAATCTATGCTTTTTTGAAACTTATATTCCCACATGTGATTAAGTTCATCTTCGCTTTTGAGCCACAAATTAGTGTCTTGTAGTTCAAATGCATCATCAGCTTCGCCACTAGATATCTTAGCCTCAATTTCAGCTTCAGTGGTTTTGCTCTGTTGCATGAGCATGTATCTCTGATTTTGACTGTGCTCTTTTCGGCAGTAGTGGCAATCTTGTGTAAGAATTAAAGGTATGTGATATTTGGCGTGAGCACGTATCAAAAATTCGTCATATGGTTTTTGTTGCGACCAATCAAGCATCATCAATTCTAGATAAAAATGCTCACCAAACATGGCCATATATTTTTCGACCATTTCCATGCCAGCATCTTCATTATAAACAGGCTTATACTTTAGCTTGGTAGGGTCTTTTGTTCGTTCCTCATCAATGACTTTGCTACCCATGAAAGCATTTCCAATTTCGCTATTTCCACAAGTTGATGTGAAAATGATGCCTTCTTTGTATTGCATAAGAACCTCATGATTGACACGAGGTCGCCTGTAATATCCATGAATCCAAGCCCAAGAGGTTAGTCGAACAAGATTTGAATATCCTAAATCATTATAGGCAATAGCCAGCAAGTGGTGAGATTTATCAAACTTTTTCTGAAGCGATTCATCTTCGAGATTTTTCCTGAATTCTGCTGACTCAGATCTACTATTAACTTTTGGTTGCATGGGATTTACATACAGTTCGCAACCAAACAATGGAAAAAGATTGTGTTTTTCAGATTCTGCTACTTGCTGTGGAATTGCACCCATAACGCCATGGTCTGTAATGCAAAGATACTTCTGATTGATTTCTTTCTGGTATTTAGCATACTCAGAAACTCGTGCAAATCCATCTAGTAAACTAAAATCTGAATGCCTATGTAAATGCTCAAAACCAGTAATTGGGTGATACATTCTGTGTTTCTTTCGAACTTAAAAATCTTAAACTAATTCACAACACATTGTTGGAAACGAATACTATAACGTCAAGCCTTAAATTTGATTTTTTGAAATCTTAAGCAACGCCAGCAAAATTAGATGCTTGGTTTGGTCCCGTTGGCACTGCATTGGGGTTGTTTTGCATATACTGCATGAATTTTTCATCTCCGGCGGCACTAGCCAAACCATTAGTATCTATTTCTTGCGGAGAATACTCATCGCTCACTTTAAGATCTTCCCATTTCTGCCTTAAACTTTTCCAGAGATTTTTGAATTTAGCAATTTTATCGCTTCCTGTTTTTGGAAGTTCATGATCAACTCTCTGTAACATGGCGTCTATAGCCAAAAGTTTATCGTTACTATCTTTAGCATCAGTTTGAATCTCATTAGATCCAACTTGCGGTTGCAGACCAGTTCTACGAACCATATCTGAAGCCGGAGTTGATGTGCCTCTATTGGGAGGAAAAATTTCAGGGATTCTCCCATTCAAACTATTTTCTGATTCTATCCAAGTTTTAAATCTCATGTAACTATTTACATGTCAGAAACCAAATTTTTTATTGATCAAAATCGTGTGATAATAATTCTTCTAATTTGAACAATTTGCCGCCAACGTTAATAGTAAGAAAATTTGTTGAGATAATTATTTTTTGTTTTTTGTCAAATAAACGATTTACTTGCTGTCTAAGAATGGATTTGCCGTCTTTTGAATAAACAATAAGTTCCTGTACATTTACAGAGGCATAAAACTCCCATTCCAATGATAGAGCCAATGCTTTTGAAGTGGTATAGTGCAAAACATCAATTTCATTTTTGCACAATAAATTCACATAAGCCCCACTGATGTAAGCACGAGCTTTTTTGATTTTATCTAACCAAGGATTCATTTTTCTCTCTTTCGATTATTTAATGAATTCGTTTTCGTATTCTTCTCGTTTAAGAACATGAACATTTCTTTCAACTGAAGAGCCATCACAAACATAAAGATATTCTAAGCCGTATGCATTTTTTGTAGATAAGACTACTACGCTTTTCCATATTTTTTGAACTGAGATAATCGTTTCTCTTGCGTATCCATCATGCAGTGGTCTACCATCCCATTGATGTTCTAAATATAGCCAACCCTTTCCTTGGTGATTAGGGTCTAGCAACCTGATATCTGGCAATCCGCCATTTAAGTATCTTTGCAACAACTTCTTCTTGATGCTTTTATGATCTTTGTTAAGAATTTTGTATTCGCCAGATGGCATGCGTTTCCACTCAAAGAATTGCTTCTTTTCGCAAAATTCGGGTGTAAAAAATTCTTGGATCATTAAAAAGTCATTGTAATTTTTCCGAACCTCAAAAACTTTTTCCATACCTAAACCAAGGTTCAAGTTCCATTCTGCTTTTTTCTTCATGTCTGGACAATTTTCATATTCAGATCCAAATCGACCTTTGTTCCAGCGATCCTCAATATCTAAAAGCAGTTCGAATCCAAGTTTATAAGGATTTTGGCTATATTTGCCACCTAGAACTCGCATTTTATGTTCTGCATAATGCCAAATTCCAGCATCTTCCGTTTTCTGACCTAAAGACACTAGCCCCATTCGACATAAAATGTGGAAGTCAACAAAGCTGGCCCAACCTTCGTTGGTCATTTTGGTTGCACGCTGAGGGCTAAAATACATCGCCTCGTCATACAGCATCGAAATTATGTCTTGCTGCCAAGGCTTCAAAGGAGCATTATCTTTTAAAAATCCTAAAATGTCCTTGCAAGATCCTCCAAATAAGTCTAAAAAACTTGCAGCATCCTGTCTCTTGATTTGTTCGTTTTGCTTATCGATGAACTGTTTGGGATTTACCCATTCGTCCATGTAATTGTTTTGGGCTTTTAGTCTTTGAGGGTGATTGTATGTTCTGTCGTCTCGCACAACAGCTTCTTTGATTCTCTTTTTGTGCCAAGCTTTATTAGGATCTATAAGAGTTTCAAGACGCAAACAATGATCAATAAATTCGGTAACTACCTCATTCCCCCAACGAGCCATATACTTGCGAATTCTAGTGCCGTGATTAGCTAATTTATTCATCATATTTTCATCTGTTGGCTCAAAGAAAATATTATTTTTGAAAAAATCATTGTGACCAATAGCGTGAGCGATAACATCAACATTATCTACAAGCGTGTTTGAGTCCATGCAGTAGATATAGCATGGATTTGTATTGATGACCATTTCTGAAATGCGATATTGATTATGCTCATACCCACGAGCCATTTCTTCGTATTCCATTCCAAATCGCCAGTGGGGATATCTGACAGGAAACCCTCCATAACTAGCTAGTTCGGCCATTTCGTCATATCGAACAAACTCAACAATGATAGGATAATAATCTAATCCCATGGTCTTACAGGCACTTTCAATCTGAGGAAGAACCGCTCTAACCTCTTTATGAATTTTCAGTCCGGGGATCGTATTGTCGCCAACCAAAATAGGAGACCCACTCAACATTTTAGATTTCGTCATAATTAACCTCTATCGTGTTTATTTGAAACACAAAATTGACTCGCATAGAACTTAAAGATATCTTACACAATCTCAGATAAAGAAACAAGTCTTGCTCTGACTTCCATGATTGCTTTTGACCAATCTTTGTCTTCAGATTGTCGGAATAATTCCATCGATGGATACCAACAAGTAGAAGTATCTGTGCCCCATCTTGGATCAGAATTATATGGCAATAAACCAAATGCTTTCTTATGAAGTGCTCCTGCAAGATGAAGCACAGCAGTATCGACAGATATTACGCAATCACATTGTTGAATGTACGCTGCGGTATCATACAGATCGCCTATTTGTAGAGGGCAAATCCAAATAGGGCTTGTAATGTTGGGTTGCAAGCAATACAAATTTACAGTTGGCAACGCAAAGGCATAAAACTCACTAACTGCTATGCTTTTTTCTTTGGACAATGGATTGTCTCCATTGGATTGCCACACTACACCTACTTTGAAGCGTCCATTTAATTCTTCCCCCTCAAAAGCACCTAAAATAGCTTGCGGAGGAATTTCAAAACGCATGTTTTCTTCAAAATGAACTGGATAATAAAAATCCTTGCTCAATCCGTTTAGAAGAGACGGAATGCTCATAATATTGGTAGAAAAATCACACACCACATGAAATGGCGTAAATTGATCAATATAGTCCTGAGTAGCCATTAGTCTCTCAAACTGATTGAAAAATGCATAACAGTTTAAAACTATTTTGCAATCATATTTTTCTTTTAACTTTTGAACATATCTCAACAAATTGATTGTATCGCCCATGCCTTGATCGCAAAAAATCTCAATACTTTTTCCATCAAGATTTTCTCCTAACCAAATCTTACCAAATTGATTGTCGAGATTTGGTGCAGGTTGATTAAAAGTTGTTAACTGAAGTTTGTCCATGCAACTTTTCAAAAGTGGGTGATCAGCATTTATTTTTTGGACAGCAAGAAGTGCCTCCATACCTCTATTTGGTCGGCCTGTGCAAAAAAAATTATTTGCCATAGCCAAAGTTTGAACAATAAACTTTTCAAATTCTGGATTGTCTGACATTTGAGTGCTAATTGCCTAACAGCTTTTTGATCCCGTTTATTATTTGGTCATTGCGATCATTCTCTGGCATAATACCGCCCAATGCTGATCCGATATTAACAGTTCGAACGTGTTCTTTGTTTAATTGACCAGCGATTAATTTGTCATCAATGTACTGCTTAACGCTATGCTCTGGTGAATATGCACAAATTTGTGCAATCCCCACAGAATTAACAACGCCTTCAGGGAATTTTTCTTGAACTAATTTTACAACACGCTCATTGTCTCCGTCCCAATTATCACCATCAGTGAAGTAAAAGACGTAAATGTTAAATTTCTGAGGTGGGTAGCGATTTTCAAGTTGTTCAGCGATAGCCTCAAATGCTGAAGAGCATCGAGTCCCACCGCCATATCGATACCTGTAAAATTGTTCTTCGTTAACTTCTTGGGCATTAGTATCATGAACAAAGTAGCATCGATCTACACGCTTATAGAATCTTCTAATCCAGCAATCAATCCACCAAGCCATATCAGATACGATATCGCATCGATATGCGTCCATCGATCCAGAGCAATCCCGAGCGAAAAAGATCACAGCATTAGATGCTGGAATCTTGATCTGTCGATATTGGCGATAACGAAAGTCTTGTTTGATTGGAGTAATTACCTTCATGGGCACACTGGCACCGGGAACCATTTGCAGCTTGTCTAACTTACGTGCCATCGCAAGTCTTTTCAAAGCTTCTTTCATGGTTCTGCGAGTGTGTCGCAAAGAATTCAGACCAACTTTGGAAATATCGTTATACTTGATCTTAACTTCTTCAAATGTTTCGTTCGGCTTAGGCTTCATGAAAGGAAGCTTCAATTCTTCTTCCATGAACTTCAGGACATCTTCCATATCGATTTGTATTTGGATGCCCTCACCCGATTGATCTCCAGCCTTATTGCCCTTCCCCGGCTTAGGGTCCCGGCCAATGATATCACCTTCCTTCCCCGGACCTCTACCAATGCCTTCACCTGTATCACCATGTACAAAGTGTGGAATGTCAATTTGAGGAATGGAGATCGTTACTTTCCCGCCTTTTGGGCGTTGCCGAACAATTGATCCCGATTTAATTAAACGCTTGAGTTCTTGCCTTGTACGACCAGAAACAACGTCTCTAAATTTTTTATGATCTTCTTGGATTCGCTTAGGCATTTAGCACCTTATTTTTCGTGATGTTTTGCGTCAATTCATGACATAAGATTTGTTATCAGTGTATTTGTAGAAAAACACATCGATCAAACCGAAAAGTTCTTAATTTTGATCAACTTAGGATCTGTGCCCACTAGCAATAATTCATTCAATGGGAACAAAATGTCTGTCTGAGTTTTTGCCGCAGATTTGCCAATTTCCAATAAGACAAGTGTATCTGGTCCGGCTACAACGTAATCAAATTGAAATTGACCCAATGTGCTAGTAAGCGTTGTACTTTTTTCTCTGAGCGTTTGGCCTTGGGCGATTTCGAAATCAAAATCTACTACCGTAGAGACTTCTCTGATTTCTTTGAATTTTTGATGTTTAGCCATCAAATCTTCGTACTTTTTGACTTCAGATGTTTCCATAATAACTTTCCATTCAGTGGCTCAGCCCAATTACTGAGCCACTAATTACAACTCTTATCTCACTTAATTAGAAATATCACCTCTGGCAAAAATGCTAGAGACATAATCCAAAACATCAGTTGCAGATTGTTGATTGTAACCATGTTGCTTAATCAATCGTGTCTTAATCGCATCGATCTTCTCTTGCAAATCTGGATCAAGCTGTGCTGCTTCCTTAGTCAAGGCCGACAACTTAATTGTGTCTTTGACATCCTCGAAAACTTTAGCCTCCAAAGCTCGCTTAAGCTCTGCGTTCGAGTCCCATCGGAATTGCTTATTACGTGTTGCTAAAGTTCCGATAAAGGATGCAATCGAACGGCGGAAATCATCGCATCCCTGTTCTGGAATGCCTGCTTTTTCTTCAATGGCACGCATCAAACGTTCATCTGGGTCCATTTTAGATCCAGTGATTGGATGAATCATCTTTTCGTCATTCACATAGGCGATAATGTTGTCAACGTACTTAGCACAAACTCTTTCGATTGCCTTTTCGTCAGCCACCAAAGCACGCTGAACTTCATTCTTAAGAATTTCGTCCAACTCTTTGATTGCCAATTCTGCACAGTACTCGTATCGCTTCACGTCCTCGACATTAGTAATCAAAGATGATTGGCTAAGTCCATCTTTAAGTTCGCTCAAAACATGGAATACATTGATGTAATCCTTATTTCTTGCAAGGCGAGTTGCAATCTTGTCCTGAACATATCTAGCCGAAAGACCATGGAAGCCTTCATCAGAGTGTTTGTCTCTGAGTTCCTTTACGGTGTCCTGAGTCCATCCGGGTAGCTCTCGACCATCGTACAATTTAGCTTTGTCTCTAAGATCGAGCTTGCCATCCCCGTCATCTTCTAAGCGGGTCAAAACAGCGAACAAAGCTGCAATTTCCAAAGTATGAGGCATAATGTGCTGACGCACCTTGCCTATTCCATAAGTGTGCTCATACACCTTAATTTCGTCGCTCCAACGGAGTAAGTATGGCACATCAACTTTGACGGTACGATCTCGCAAAGCTTCCATAAATTGATTGTTCTTGAGCTTTTCAAACTCAGGATTGTTGGTGTGAGCAATAATAACTTCATCAATGGTAACCTGAGAAAATTTCTTAGGTTTAATATTGTGTTCTTGTGTTGCACCAAGCAAGTCATACAAAAACGCATTATCAAGCTTGAGCATTTCAATAAATTCACAAACACCTCTGTTGGCAACTTCAAATTCGCCGTCGAAATTGAATGCACGAGGGTCAGAATCAGATCCAAATTGACCGATCTTGGAGAAGTTCATATCTCCTGTCAATTCTGTCGAGTCTTGATTTTTTTCATCCTTAGGTTGGAATGTTCCAATGCCGACACGATCAGTTTCACTGTGAACTCGACGAATGACTCTAATATGGTTCTCAACGACCTTTAGCCAATCGCCATCATATCTCTTCAAGAGCAATGACATAAATAGCTTGCAGCGAGGATTCAAATCACCCTCACCACCAAGCACATACAAGGAGTTGCGTTCAGCTTCTGGGGTCGCATTTTTAAGAATCCTATTAAGATCCTTAAAAATTTCTGCACGCATAGCTGGCGGCATAAGCTTAATTGGGTTTTCGTTCATAGGGCAAACATCTTCAGTGTTAGTGTAGACGGCTGGCCCATGTTCATCGGCTATCGTAGGTAAATTCACCCATTTAAAGGTGTACCAAGCTCCTTGCTGAGATTTGGAATACTGTTCCAATCCTCTCTTCAATCGGCGACAAATGGTTGACTTAGAAGAACCAACTGGCCCATGCAATAGAAGCACACGTCGCTCTGTGCCATATCCACCAGCGGCTCCATGAATAAAATCTACAAAGCTTGCCAAAGTTTCTTCGAGGCCAAAAACTGGGATTTCTTGATCTTCAAAGAAATGATACTTTGTATAAGTCTTACGGTAACGCTCAAAAGAGGTAGTGCCCTTTTCAATAATCATGTCATAGACATATTGAAAAGCGTTCCTAGCCAACCGTGGATTTTTTTCACATAAATCCATGTACTCGGAAAAACTCATTTCTTCATTTAAAGCAAGAAACTCATTGCGATCATAAAAATTGGCATACTTGGCAAGTGCAGTCTGATTATCTGACATAATTGATTCCTTATTATGTGGCCGAAAGTTTTGTGAATGTATCAGATATCACAATCTTACACAAGTTCTTTTCTTAAGAAAAGAGGAATCTTAAAAATTTGACTGAATCATGGTGGGAGAATTTGGGGCTGAAAGTATTGCTGGACGAGAAGGGCTTCTGAATTTACCAGCCGACATGGCCCTACTGACTGTTGTGGTTCCCTTTTTCTTTACAGGCGTATGTAGTTGCTTCAAAGCAGAATGAATGCCCAAAGGGCCTTGTACAGCTTGCACATTACCATACTGGCCTTGAAGTTCATCAATTTGAATGAATTCCTTGAATGTCATTTACTTTTTTCGCATGAATTTAGGTTTGGAAAAATTATTTTTTATACCAAATGATTTAGCCAAAGCACTTGCTACTTGTGTTGCGTCGGTTTTGCTGGCAATTGTATTTGGTGCAGCTTCAGTGGCATCTGCTGCCGCTTGCATGATGTTTTGGGTGCCTACTGACGAACTGCCGCTTCGAGCAAGCTTTGCGGCAGAATTTGCATTTGCGTCTTGTCCAAGCCAACCAGCAGCAACTTTCTGTGCGGCTTGAGCGGATTGTGTGGGATGGCTGTTTGTGCCATTTGATCCGATTGCCATACCGCCATTTTCAACTAACCACTGTTTAAAAGATATTGTCATGATACTCAGCACCCAAATTATTTTAGTACTAAGTATGTAGTCTGTTAGTTACAGCAATTTTAAACACAAAATTATTGCCATTTTTCTACTCCATTTTCCCAAAAATGAAGAATCGTTTTTCCTAGACTTGTAGAATATTTTCTGTCAATTTTGATTTGTCCATCATGAACACGACGATGACAATTAGAACAAAGACACAAACTATTAAAATGAGTGTATTGCCCTTCTTCTTCACCGGGAACTATTCTGTGTACATCTAAAAGACCATATTCGGCAAGTCCACAGAAATAGCATTTGCCTGCGGCTTTTTTGAAAATAACTTTATCAATCAATTTTTTACGACGAGCCATAGCCTAATATATTGTCTTATGCTTAAAATTTAGCGTGACAATATCAATAAACCATTATTTAGATCGGTTTCATACCTTATATTCCAATTAGAGTTTTGAACAAGAAACTCATCAATTGCAGGACGAATTCCTGTACCTGCTGTAGGCATTTCTAAATAAGGATGGAAAACATCGCAGTCGCCTAATTTTTCGCCAACTTGGCCATAAGTAAATGTGTCATGAAATATTAAATACTTATTCACTTTGTGTGCGTGTAAGTAAAGTTCTTTTTTTATTTGTTCGTAACAATGCCATGTATCAATAAAAAGCAAATCAGTTTGTTCTATTTCAATTCGAAGAACATCTGCTCCAATGTATTTGCAATTTTGGCCTAACTGTTGGCAGTTATGAAAAATGTTTTTGAGATTTTCAATTTCTTTTACTGAATGTGGTTCAGGGTCAGAATATTGATAATCATAAGATACAAAATTTTTAGGATTAGCTTTTAAAAAAGCGACAGTGCTTAATCCTGTTCTAGCACCCATTTCAGTCACATGATTGCATCTCGATGCATATTCGTACAGAATTGGTAAATGCAAATTGATATCGGAATCAATTGAGCAGTATTCTTTATAAAGATTGTCCAAAAAAGAACGGTTATTCATTTGCATCCTTTCAAATGATTTTCAATTAATTGTGTTGTACTAGAATTAGGAACAAAAGGTGCTGTGCGAACAATTGGCACAATATCAAAACCCACAATTTCTTCAATTTTATAATCTCCACCCTTAACCAAGACATCGGGAGATATAATTTTGATTAAGTCTAAAGGTGTTTGCTCATCGAAACAAACAACAAAATCTACACAACTTAAACTTGCCATTACAGACATGCGATGTTCAAGAGGCAATATTGGACGTGTTGGATTTTTATATTTCTTTATACTGGCATCTGTGTTTAATGCAACGACCAATTTATCGCCTTGACTTTTAGCAAATTTCAGAGTTTGTAAATGTCCATTGTGAAGAATATCAAAGCATCCATTTGTAAAAACTAATTTAAAATCACGATTTTTCAAATCCTCAGGCTGAACGATTTTATCATCAATCAATTCAGCGGGTACAACTGGTCTATTCATGCGTTCTTGCACATAAACTGAGCCTGCATTCCAAGCAATTTCAGCAGATTCTATAGGATTAAAACCATGACCTGTAGCTGCTGCAAAAAATGCAGCAAAGCAATCACCTGCACCAATTACACTTTCTACAGCAACCTTTTTATTTGGAATGTATTCAAAAATTTCATCTTTCCAAATCCCAGCCACTCGTTCGCCACCAAAGGTGATTACAACCGCCTCGCATTCAAGTTTTTGCTGTAAATATTTTGCTTGATCTACCCAATAACTCTGGCCACTGAGTTCTTGTGCTTCTTTGGCATTTGGCTTGAAAATTGTACATCCTTTCCAATATTCTAAAGGACCTGTTTTAGGATCAACAATGGTGGTAACGCCATGGTAGCTCTTCACAAGATTGCAATCTCGATAGGAAAAAAAGCCTTTATTGTAATCAGATAAGATTGCTAAATCTGGCTGTTGCTCTTGGATCACATGGCTAAAATACTCAGTGGATGCTTTAATTTGATCATTCGATAAGCCACAGCAGTTTTTCTCGAAATCATGTCGAGGAGCTACTTGAACGCCATTATCTAAATACCGCCTTTTGATTGGCAAGCTAGCTTGAGAGTATGGATAGTATAATGTTTTTATTTCATGGTTAGAAAACACTTTATTGGCTTCAGGGTCATTGAAACAAAATAGTTTTGTTTCTGTATTTAAGTGTCTAAGTTGATAAGCAACATTGGCTGCTCCACCGGGCCTTCTCACAAAGTCATTTTGACATACCATGACAGGCACTGGTGCTTCTGGGCTCATTCGATTGACTTTTACCTTGTAGTATTCATCAATCATAGCATCGCCAACACAATGTATTTTAAGTTTTTTCTTCTGGTTTCTTTTCAGAAATTCCTTGAGAATTTGATTTTTCATCATCACACCATTCTTTGGTCTTTTTAATTCCTGCTTTAAAGAATTCCAAGCCCATCCAACCAACTATGGATTGTGCCACTGCCCTGACAGTAAATGCAGTAAGACTATAGGTTAAAGCAGGATCTAAAAAGTTCTTCTTTTGTTTCTTTTTATTGGTCATAGATTCTCCTATAACCATATTTAGAATAGTAAAGAAACAAAAACACTATCAGAAAAATCCGAATAGGATTAAGTGTTTTTTACATTTGCAATTGATATGTGATATGCAGTACGCAAAACGCCTCCGTAGGCCCGATCATCTCTATATTCAGGAAGCCCTAATTCTTGACGAATTTCTCCAATTTCTTGGCTGTATGCATCCAACCAAAACATGACACCATCGAAATGGATATAAGAATCGTATTGAAATGTTATTTGGCGACCTTCATGCCGCCCCCATAAATCCAAATTAGTTGGTGTTTCCTTTCCGGTTCGAACAATAGTAATGTGAGATTTATACCTTAAACTCTTAGCATAATAGTATTTCGGAATTAATGATCTATAAAAGTCTCCTATGCCTTGATCAATTTCAGCGATCAATCTTATATCTGGTCCATAGTGTATTATTCCTTGGGATTCAAACATCGATAATCAACCACAGTAAAGGTTTCAAACATTTGATATGTTTCACCATGCCAACCTAATTCCGTTAAATTTGGAAAATAAGTTTTACCTTGAATGTCCAAATATCCATGAACTTCGCTTGCTAAAACTCTATCTACCAAATTATTGTCTATGCAATACTTGTAAATCTCTCCACCACCGATCACACAAGCATCATCACTATATTTTTTGGCTTTTGCTAAAGCCAATTCTAAGGTTGATGCTATGTAAATTGGATTATCGCAAAGAACATATCGAGTATTATGCTGGAAAAACGAATCATTATTCCGAGTGACAATGATGTTTTTACGACCGGGAAGAGGTTTAAAACGATCAGGAAGACTTTCCCAAGTTTTCCTTCCCATAATACACGGCTTGCCCATGGTAACCTCCTTGAAAAATCTGAGATCCTCAGGAAGGTGCCATGGAATATTGCCTTGGCTGTCGCCAATTACAAAATTTTTATTGTATGCAACAACTAAAGTTACCATTAAGCTGTCCTTAAAATCAAATGATACCCAAATTGAGTTTGCACTGGGTCACTTACATTTCCGACATTTAATGCAAAAGCAGCCTGTTCAAAAGGTTTTACCATTTGGCCTCTGTCGAAAAAGCCAAGATCACCACCTTTTTTGCCACTAGGACACATGCTATATTCGCTGGCAAGCCTTGCAAAATCATCAAGCTCGACAATTTCAGTTTTCAATTGGTTTGCTTGCTCTAAAGTCTTCACTAAAATATGACTTGCTCTGACCATGTTAGAATCCCTTTCAATAAATGTGCAACTGCATGTTGCACAATAAAAACATCATAACTTATTTTGCATCAATTGAAAAGATGCACTATACTGCCACAGGAATATCGATTTTTGGGCCAGAAGTGAAATTCTCAATAAGAAAATTTTCTGGATTATAACTGAAAATATCTGAAGCTTGCTTTATTGTTAGCTTGGGGCTGTCAATTACAGGAGTTTCCAAGTAGGCTCTTACACCTTCAATTTGATTCTCGTAAATATGGCTGTCTGCTGTTACATGAACAAACTCAAAAGGCTCGCAACCTGTCTGTTGTGCAAGCATAATTGTTAGTGCTGAATAAAACTGAATATTTGCTGGAACGCCTATTGGAAAATCACAAGACCTCTGATATAGAATTCCCGACAATCTACGTTCATCGTCTACGAGAACCTGATACATCATGTGACAAGGAGGGAGCCTCATTTTCGAAACATCTTTTGGATTCCAAAGCGTCCAAAGAGTCCTTCGACACGAATAATCTTCTTTAATTCTGTTGACCACCCAAGCTAATTGGTCAAACCCTCCTGTGCCGTAATAGTCAGGAGCAACATTTCCCGGAGTTTGACAGTCTTGGGAGTGAGCTATACCGCCAATTCCATTGCCATAAGCTCCTCCAAAATGTCGAAGCTGAAAGCCATAAACGGGTCCAAAAGCTTCTTCAGCGTAACCATGTTTCTTTTCCCATTCATGATCGACCCAAGGAGACCAAAAATTGCAACCCAGATTCTTCAAATCTTTGTTACTGGTCGAGCCACTTAAGAACCAAATAAGTTCAGAAAAAACTGATTTTGGCCAAACTTTACGACGTGTAAGAATCGGAAAAAAGTCAGTGTCTAATCGATAACGATTCAACATCCCAAAAATGGACAGAGTTTTGATTTTTGTTCGTTGATTAGTTCGATTAACTCCTCTTTCAAGAATTTGTCGAAGAGCATTATCGTAAGGTTCCAACAAATACATAAAAAACTCCAAAAAATTAAAAATTAAAAATTTTTGCTCAAAACAAAATAGCATCAAATTCATAGATTGTCAATGACATTTACTAATCTATAGCATGATTTCAGAAACAGGTCGAAATTTATCAGTATTGATTATCAGTGAAACTGGTCTTGATTGGCAAACTTTCGCCACATGGTACTCATTTTACAAAAACTTGCCCGAAGCCACAGTTGCTTTGTTTTGTAATCGGAATAGTGATTTCACTTTTGTTTATTTTCAATGGGCAAAAAGATTAAAAATACCAACAATCAAGACTAAACCAACTGCTGATAATAAAGATGAATATATTAATTGGTTGTTTGCAATTAAAAAAGCACAGGATGTTGGATTAGTCAAACAACCCATATTAGCAGTAAAGCCTTGCGTTATGGCTGTTGATGCTTTAAATAATAACTGGATAAAGAAGTTAGAAAAAAATATTTTTTGGCTTGACGATTGTGCGTTGTATTTAAAAGATCAACAAATTGAAGACCTAATCAACAATTACTATCTTGAAGACAAGCTAACAGAAAGGTGTTCTGAAAAACTCTGCGTGGATGCCAAATTTTCTAATGATGTTCAACCTTTTGTAAATTATAAGAAAGGCTGTGGAAGATGGATAGATACAGCTATAGGATGCCCTTTCTCAAGTGCTGGCGGACTCATAAATTCTGAGTTGACTGCTAATGAGACAAGAGTTATAGAACTTTGGAAGAAAATGGTCCCTTTGTATCAAGCAGTAGTTTGAGGTTTCATATGGAAAGATTCTACAATAACGAAGATGATAATGATGACGATGAATCCTTTTTCGGATCTGATGATGAGTTCGACCAAGAATTAACAGGCGAAGTTGTTGGATATATTGACCAACAAGGCATTATAAATGTCATGCAAATGGATTTAGCTCAAACTGAGCTTAATCAACACTTATTAAGCAAAGCAATAGAAATAGCTAAAGATAGTTGGTTCTGGTGTTTTAAAAGCGTATCCAGTCGGCTGACTGAGATTGAAACTGTATACAAAAGATTATTAGAGATGACTGGAGAAGAAATTCCAGAAATTTCAGAGATTGATGATATCGATTATCTTGATGACGATGATTTAGAAGGGAACTAATAAATGCCACTTTACGAATTTCAATGCTTAGATTGTAAAAAGCGATATGATGACATAGCAACTTTTGATGATAAAGGAATTTACCCGACCGTTGAATGCCCTAGTTGTCACTCACAGAAAAAGACAAAACTTGTATCAGCTTGTTGCTTTCAGTTTTCAAATCCAGTAGGAACTGACCGTTGGAACAATAATTCCACCGGTCATGATTACAGGTTCAAACACAATATTCCAAAGGTAAAAGCAGAAAGGCAAATGGCCGAAGCTTTATCACATATGGGTGCTGACCCATATGGATCTTCTATTGAACAGGATTTGCAATTAGATACAGGAATTCATGATCCAGAAACCAGACCCGGTTTATCCTAAGTCTATCTCTGTTTTGTCTCCATCGGAAGAACTGAAAATGACTGAGTCTAAAATTACACTCCAGTCTTCAAAATATTTTTTGCCTAGTAAATGATCACAGCTACCCTTTTTCACATAAGCCAAAGTACAATGTGGCTTATAAATTGGGTAGCTTGATGTATGAGGCAAATCTTTCAAAGCTTTGTTAATTTTGTGTAGAATTTTTCCTTCAACAGATATTTTCAAAACATCATACTCTTCAGATTCAAACTTAGAAATTTCTCCAAATGATATTTCTTCTGGCTTAAAATTACTTACAATTTTCTCTACATCATCTGGCTTTGAAGTATGCAACCCATACAAAAGGGTAATGTGAATCTCATCTTCACGGCCTTTTTCTCCATCTGTAAAAAGAACATCATCAGGAATGTGTTTCTTAGACCAACTCAAAACTTTAGATGCATCTTTGTCTTTGAGATCAAACATAACACAAGAAAAACTATATTTACCAAATCCTTCATGGACTTGAGGTAATTGATAAGTAAATTTTGTTTTTTTACGTTTTTTACCAGAAGCCATTTCTTTCTCCCAATCTGAAACCCACCAACGTCGAGCCATACCTACTCGGTTTTGAAAATTTGCTACATCTGCTGTGCTAGTCATTGTTTCGTTTTGCAACCATTGTTTAAATTTCATTACATACCTCCTAAAGGAGGCATGCCGCCACCCATAGGTGCCGCTCCTCCGCCAGCTTGGAACCCTAAGGCCATAATGTCCTGTAATTCTTCTGCCTTCATAAATACAGTTTCGTCTTTTACTTTTCCTTCATATCTTACTGGTGTTTGACCTTTTTTGTAGGGATATATAAAAGATTTTGGGCTAAGCAATTTCTTCTGCATCAATTGAAAAGTAACTTGATAATTTCCGTCATTGCTGGGCATTACTGTTGCAGAACAAGGTCCAACTACTAAATAGCCCCATTCCTTAGAATAATCAGGCACTTTAAAGACTTGAATAGTTCCACCCTGTAATGCGGCATCAAAATCGTCATCGTCCATACCAAATTGTTGTTTAAGTTGATCAAAGTGATTATTGTTGTTTTTTGAATCAGGGTTTTCAGGTGAAGTAGGTGCTGCACCCATGGGAGGTGCTGCGTCCTGCTCAAAAAACGAACAATTGAAATCATTGGATTGAATAAACTGTCTGAAAGTGCGTGTCATATAGTCTATATAGAGTTAGGTCTTGCAGAATAGAGGTAAACTTGGAATCACCCGGCTTTTCAAAATTTAGATCTTTGATGGATATTTGGGATACTTATCTATTAGAAAATGACAACGAAACTACAATCAAAAATATTATTGATCAACATGGCTTAATAATGTTTTTCAAGAAAGATAATGAATATTTTGGTTGTGGCGAAGATGGTCGTATTGTTTTTGCCAAAATGAAAAATCCTGACGATGATATGCCTGAAAGCTGGGAAGATGACGCAAGCTTCACGGCAACCAATCTCAGCAAAATGGTAAAAGGCGAACCTAGTCAGCAAGTGTTCAATAAAAAATCTATGAAGAATTTGAAAGTTGTAGATGGAGATAAAGTTGTAGAGCAACTAAAAAACGATGCAACTGATGCTGGAAAAAAATTAAGCTCGATCAAAATAATTCAAATGCCGATAGCTAAAGATCGTGACCAAGCACCAAATTTTAATCGCACAGATGAAGAGTAACTTGCCAAGTTAAAAGAGTGATTTTAATTTTTTCCTATCTCGCCATGTTCTCTACAAGCAATAATAATTTTGCAATAAGTCTGCTTATAAATTGAGCCCGAATAATCATATCTATCACTGTGTGATTTTTGATTTGCTAACAAGCTCATCTTTGGTCATTTTTTCATGGACTCTTATCACTACACAACATCTATAGTGCGTGGAGTTCAAAATATGGAGGTTAATAATGCCTAGTCTTCTGGAGTTGCAAGATCTCTACAATGAAGCTTTAGTTCGTGAGATTATAGAAAAAACCAAAAGTTGCGGTCTTACGTGGACGCATTTGGGAGGATCACAATTTCAAGCCACAGAAATTGATGAATCACAAGATCCTAACGTAACATGGGATATGTTCATTACCAAAACACAAATTGGTAATTTGACATACAAGTACACCCTTGATGTTAAAAAAGATGCAGTGTCTTATATAACCGTTAATGATGGTCCTTTGCCACGAACTGCTCGTGAAAGTGCCGTCAAAGAACTTTATGAGATTGTCGAAATTATAGTCCTTGAAATGGATATCAAACTTAAAGAAACAATACGTTTCGTACAACAGATTACTGATTGTCGAACCTAATTGAGGAGAGGTATGCCTTTGTTATTTGAAGACGCTGGTCAACCAAAAACACGCAAATATCAATGTTTTGTATGCGGAAAGAATTTTGATTCATATGATGAATACAAGCAACATATAGTTGAATCTCACGATGAAGGTCGTGAATATATTACTTGTCCTGATTGCAAATCACCAGTGCGTGATTTGAAGCTTCATTATAAAACCAAACACCCAAACCGAGTCATGCCTAAAAACGTTCAATCACGAGTTGCGATTTGGCACGACTTTAAAGTGGGTAAAAATGGTAAATCCGAAAAGAAGTCAACTAGAAAGCCGTCTTTCAGACAAGGTACTTTTTCTTCTCGTAAATGCAATCGTGATTATGATTACAAATCAGGCATGGAGTGTGATTTCTTCGAGTGTTTGGAAGCAGACCTTGATGTTGTGAATTTTAGATATGAAGAAATAAAAGTGCCTTATTTTTTCCAAGGCAAATGGCATAATTACATTCCCGATTTAAGAGTAGATTTTATCGATGGTTCGACAGAAATTTGGGAAATAAAACCTGCAAATCAAACGCATTACGAACAAAACAAATGTAAGTGGGCAGCAGCCAATAATTACTGCACAAATTTTGGATGGCAATTTGTAGTGCTAACAGAAGTTGGTTTAGGAAAACTTAAAACTAAAATAAAACGACAACAAGCTGATTTGATGAATGAATAATTGTAAATAAGGACAATGTACGGGAGAGTTTTGTGTTGAAAACAGAATAGGCTATCGTTTGCCAAATGGTTTAAAAACAACGATTCAATTGCCAAAAACATAACTGGCAAAGCGGTAAGTGATCCTACAATTGTTGCAGACAAAGTTAGGCAAAAACCAGTGGATTTGCACCTTATGTCTCAATGTGATGTAATTGATAATGCTAGATCATCCGCTACAAAAGTTTTTCAAAATGTTTTACAAAAAGATCCGTTCAAATTAGAAACTGACAAACAAGCATTCAAAAGAGAAATATCAAATGCTGTTGATGGATTGGGCAGAGCACATATACTTTTATACTATTTAGCCAGAGGCTTTTAGTGTGTTTCTAATAAAAGAAGGCTGATTTGATGAATAATTAAAATAATCAAATTTGCCATCGCCCTATGCGATAAAGTCGCTTACTTCCACATCGATTCAAAAACCGCCTCAATGGATTTGGTTCTGTAATGCACGAAATTCTTATTAAAAATGGACAGAAGCCAAACCATTTAATTTTTGCTTCATCACTCAAGTTATTGATGTAATCAAGTCGCTCAATAGCTTCTGAAAGGCTATTGCATACTTGTTCATCAAAATATGATAAGTGCATAGAGTCTTTAAAATACTCTACTTGATACCTTTTTGGTCTCCACCAATTTGAAATATTTTCTTTAAAAGACATCGCTAAAATCTCTTTATTAAAAAACCAACTGACGAGATGGGTGCCAAATGTAAGCACAAATGTAAGCACAAAAATATGCTTATTTTATGAGCATGCATATCTGTTCATAAAATAAAAATGGCTGTACTCTCCAGCCTGTGTTCGGTTCGGCTTCACCCGATTACCCCCTTTTCAAGTCATCCTCGTGTGTTGGCGAGAATAAGGGTCCTAGGGGCACCTCATAACCACTTCACGGACTTCGCTTGACTCAACGTTGTCACCGATAGCAGGTTTCGCATAAGCAATGAATTGGGCAGGATTTAAACCTGCTTACAACTACTAAGGCCAATAGTTGCTAAACCTTAAAGCCTCCAAGGTCATGCGTGTCCCCACCACGCCGCCAATTCAAATATGTTAGACAGGATTCGAACCTGCGACTGGGAGCTACCCACGCTCTGACCAACTGAGCTACTAACATCCAGTAAGCATATAGCTTACTACAGTTGTCTGGAATTACTTTCTTCTCCTGTGTAGCGACTCGAACGCAGCAGGCCACCTTACTAACAACTCCAGACATCTGCAATGGGTCAGGCAGGACTCGAACCTGCACAGCAAATACTCTCCGGTGATCAAATCCGTAACCATCTTTGCCCATAAGTATCACTTGATAAAAGTGACGCTCTGCCTTTAAGCTACCGACCCCTGCAATTCATGATATTCACGCCAAGTAACTCAGTCAAGTAAATTACAATTTATTCCCAATGTATCGCCCAAATAATTTGGGCGAGACAGAGAATTATTTGTTTACTTTTTCTTGAAGTCTTTTTGAATATCGACCAAACCGACATTGTATGCCGCTACTAAATCTGCGTTACAAACCCAAAACTGTTTGCCATTCCAATTTACAGAGGTAGCGTCAGCATCAAGCTTGTAAGTTGCAAGATAAAACATGCCACCTCTAGAAGGAAACAATAATTGATCTTCGGAACGCTGATGTAGAATGTTGGCCATTATTTGCTTGAATTTCTCAAGACTAACTCCTAGCACATCATTCTTCTTCAAGCCATAAGTTGCAAGAAAGGCCATCGCACCTTCATTGTAATAGGCATTTGTCGGTCGTTTAGAAGGCTTATCGCTCAAAAAGCTCAAAATTTCCTTGCGATTTTTCTCAGTAAGTTCACTTGGAGTGCACCGACTGTACCTAGCTCTAAACGTATTTTCAGGGTTCTTGTGAACAAAAGGATCTTGGTGAGATGTGAAATTAGGATTTACTTCTACAAATTCAAGTCCTTGATGCATCATTACCATTTCTTTGACTTTATTAGCCACACCGCGTGCTAGCCAGTCCATCAAAAAAGAATTGGTGCTTGACTTCTTGCCTTTCTTGGTCGTGTCAGAGATGTTTTCTCCCTTAATCAACACAGGCCCGTACTTGTCGCGAAGCTCAAGTGCCTTAGCAACAATCTTGTTCGCAATTACTTCTTTCTTAGACTTGACTTTGTTTAGTCGCTTCTCCTCCAAAGCCAACCTCAAAGCAAACATCTCAGGATCAGCTTTTTGCTTATCTTCATCAGTTATAGGCGGTGCCTTAACATCTGACTTAGAATTCTTCGGCTTCTTAAGCAAGTGGCCAAAGTAAGTACCGATCAGAGATTTGGCAACTTTGAACATCACAAAAGAAAGATTGCTCAAAGATGATAACTTCAAAACCGATAGTTTTCCGTCTCTTAACAATTCAAAAATCTCTTCACGATATTCTTTTGCTTGTGAAGAATGATTGCGAATGGACGATTGAAGCAGCTTGCAGTACTTCATATTGAAGTAATACAAAGAAGTTTCATCATCCGCAATAGCTTCAAAGTCTTTCATAAAGTCAATTTGAATGTTGTTTCCTCTGTTGTCCTTCATGGTGCCATTTCGGTATTTCTCCAAAAATGAACGTCGAGACTCAACATGAGGCTTGCAATACAAGAGCTTTACGCCATTGTAAGAGAGTTGATCGTAAGATTTGTCTCGCACTTGACTTTCAACGGTTACAAATCCACTTTCAATAGGCTTCACGGGCAAGTCATTGTAGTCAATCACACCATCGCCATTAGCGTGAGCTTCTATGGCTGCGTAAGTGTTTTTGCGAACGATATTAGCATCGTACCCTAAAACAACCTTATAATTCTTTTCTTTTTTCTTTTTCACCTTCGTCGCAAGAGTGACTTCAAAATTGTTGCCACGCTTACAAATGTTTATGTTGAAATCTTTGCCCCAAGTGTATCGAGGCAAGAGATTTTGCTGTCTTGCAGCTTCGAGTCGCATTTGACGTTTTTTCACTTTTCTCAAACCGACTGGGGCTGATCTAATTTGTTCAATTTGCTCAGCAGACAACGCAGGCTTGCCTTCATACCCATTAGTTTTAGTTCGGAAACGTGCTGCCAAAGCGTCTGGCGGATTTTCGGATGTGGCTGGATAATAGACCTCTTCCAAAAACCGCGTAGATGATAAAGCATAGTGATGCTTTTCCCATCGCATCGTTTTGGTGTTTAGTACTTTAATCTCAATCCAAATGTAATTATCAACCTGATTCCTGTTGCATTTGAGATTATGCTTTAACTTGTCTTTGGGGCTGATAATCTTTCCCAACAACTTAGAATTATTCCCAAAGTTGAAACTGGGATATTTTTGAATTACAGGATTGATTTTTTGTTTTTCAACCTTGTGTTTCTTGCTAAGGAAGGTAATGCCATCAATTATCTTATCAACAGCAATATCATCTTTTCTAGAGTAAAGATAACGCAAAAGCTGAACTAAAGGAGTCTTAGCTTCCTTTCCTACTTCTTCACAATACGTATTGATTGTTTGGCAAACATCTCCTTGATAAACCTTAATGCGTTTCTCTTTTTTGTCTTCGCTCAAAGAAGCAATATCTTCTTCGTACTTAGAATGAATTGCATTCAAGTCTTCCCAGAGTGTTTTGATATTGCTTTCTCCAATATGATGTGGGTGCAAAACCCATTTCACATTGGTGTCGCTTTCAAAATATGGAGAGTCAAAAAACCCTTCAACAATTTTGCCAAATGGCTCATTTTCATACTTGATGTCGTTTTTGGCATCAATTTGCTTTAACACAAATTTGCAATTTTTTGTAGTCATTCCCTTGATGGGCGACAATGCATTTTCAAGCATCGCACTGTAAGAGCCTAGGTAATAAGGCCCAACTTTGCTAGCTAAAAATGCTTTGATTTTTTCCATGCACTTCCATTCGCATTCATATTCAAATCTGCCCAATTTTTCTTTCAAATTTGCAATCAAACTTGGCACATTCACTTCATCATCGTGATTGGTTCCCAGTTCATAGTCTTGAACGATCTTAAGAATGCTGGGTGTTGCTCCCTTACGAGAACATCGAATACGAAGCTTTCGATAACTATCGCAATCTCCTGCTTTCAAAATAATAGATGCCAACTGTTCAACAGAATTGATTTGAGTTGATTCCTCAAGTAGTTGGATAACCTTGCTATAGAATTGATGCTTGGTTTGGCGATTGTTTTTAGCTCCTGTCCCAAACATCACAGAAGTGATGTAGTGAGCCGTAGAAAGACTTAGGCCAATGCATTTTTCTTTGTACATGAGCTTCAAGTCATGATGCATATCACTTCTCGATAGCTGCAATTCAGCTAATAGTCGTTCGTATTCAACACGCATGTCCTTCCATTGATGCTTTTCGGTGTCAAAATTTGAAGCAAAATACTCTTGAGCTTGAATGTCTGGTTCTGATCCAGAGTATTGTTGAAAGAGGTTGGCAAGATTTGATGGCGATACACCTTGAGGCTTAGAATTAATTGGCATTACCTTGAACCAATTGACCGCCAAAAGTAAATCATCTGATATCTTGTCTTTATTTGCAGTGCCAGAAATGATATCGCGGTCAATCCCGCCGCCAAACTGATTCCAAAGTTCGAAAAATATTGGCGTTCCATCCATCAAATAATCCATGAAATTCCCAAGCAATTTCATGCGATCATGGCTTCTTGGAATCATTTTTGTTGTGTAGGCTTTGCGAGTTTCGCTTGCATTTTTTTCTTTGTTAGACATGGTATTCCTTAGTAAGTTTTAAGTGCCGTGGTAGGCCGTAATTGTAGTTGGAATTGTAGTTGTGATTGATTTCAATCAAAACAAGTTGCCAGATTTTGGCGTGAAAAAAGATGTGTAAGCAATTCAAAGGTTAACGCATAATGAAGGCTCCTTTCAAGTCATGAGAAAAATAGACACCTCTATGATGCTTTTTTGATCGGAGTAGTCTAGCAATTTTTCCGAAACTATTACTAATTTCTTTGGTCGTGCTTGTCTTTCAGCCTAAAGATATAAGCGAAAAACAAAAAAACCAATATAAGCGAAGAAATCGCAGCCATTACGTCTACATTCATATTTGTTTACCAAAAAAATTGAAATGCGTGAGTTTGCTCTTATCGAGTCGTAAATTTTTATAAAAATTTAGTGTGACTTGTAAATATTAGGGTTTGTGCCGTTTCCGTGCCAACGATGGGCACAAAAATTTTCTCTACACTCCTCGACCACGTAGATCGTGCCAACGATGGGCACAAAAATTGCCATTTAAACAACCGCACAATTGAAAACCGGGAATGTCTCGGACTGGTGCCAACGGTGGGCACAAAAATTAGTCATTCTAACATTTCTGTCAATTCGGCAATCGGATGTTGTTGCCATGTGCCAACGGTGGGCACAAAAATTAGTCATTTCAACGCTCATAAGCCGGTAGTTGATACCAACAAGTCAGAGGTGCCAACGGTGGGCACAAAAATTAGTCATTCCAACCCCACGCTCATCGTGCTTTGATGCGGTCTCAGCGATCCGTGCCAACGGTGGGCACAAAAATTAGTCACTCCAACGGGCAATGGAAGAAGGAGTATGGTATACTTAAAGTCAAAGGGAGTGCCAACGGTGGGCACAAAAATTAGTCAATCCAACTGCGATGGGAAAGCTGACTTCAAAGTGTTTTTGGGTGTGCCAACGGTGGGCACAAAAATTAGTCATTCTAACACGGCCCCTAAAAAACAACTGCACCTAACCTGCAAGTGCCAACGGTGGGCACAAAAATTAGTCATTCCAACATACCATGAGCGGTTCGAAAATGAGGATGACTTCGGGTGCCAACGGTGGGCACAAAAATTAGTCATTCCAACGTAACTGCTAGGTGGTAGAGTGCGGCAGACTAGCAGGTGCCAACGGTGGGCACAAAAATTAGTCATTCCAACCCTTTAGTTATAAGTACTGATCTGACTATGGTTTATAGTAGGTTTTGCGAGCACCCAAGTCAAGGCTGTGCTGCAAAAAATTTATATGTTTTTTATTGCAAATTTTTCACCTATGCATCGTGTTGCCATAGAGATCGTACCTTTGCCGTGCAAATTCATCGCAGTAAGAATCGGTTATTTTTCTATCTACGCTTTTCAAATCCGATATTATTCCTCATCTTGATCTTTGTCGTCGCTATTGCAAGCTTGACCAAGATAAAATATTGTTGCACAGTCCAAACACTCATAAGGTTTAGCTTCGTCATAATATTCTGTGCTAGAATGGCATTCCTCAGCTACATATAACTCACCGCCATTAGGGCTCTGATCACCGTTCTTTATATTTTGATTACCGCAGCTTGGGCAATACATTGCTGTTCTCCTTGTATACTATCTTGTGTTCTGTTAAGCACCCGCATAATCATAAACACATCAAGGCAATAATATTCCTTAGGGACTACATCTATAGTCAATTCAAGGTGCCAAAGATCATGCTTAAAACGATTCGATGTCACCAGAAGTTTTAATTGTGCGACGATCATCAGGATTTTCAACGTTTACACACTCAACAAATTGTCCGCCTTTTATGAGGGAGGGAAATTTTCGAACTTTTTCTCCCAAAACACCAATACGCATTTGGCAACAAACAGGATTCAAAGACTGATAGGGCACAAAAGTCTCAGGATCTAAAATGATAGTCTTTTCCAAAAAATCTAAACCATATATCTTCCATAGATTCTCTCCCAACTGAAATTCACCCAAAAACTGAAACTCATTTTGCGAATCTATCTTAAGTTCACTCATCATTTTACATTTCTTTCAAAAAAGTTTTAAACAAATTACATTATTAAACCCACCGCAAAAAATGCAGTTGATCTTAAAAGCCAACCAATATTTTCTTCATCACTTGATCGCCACTTCATTTTAAAGGCTTTCTTCTTTTATTTTCTTTCCATTCTGCCACCATTCTTTGTATCCATCTGCACGTTCAACGGCACGTTCAACGGCAGGGCCATTTTTTCTATGACGCTCGCCATTTAAATACCAATGTTTATCTCCATTAAGACATTCAATAGCAGCCCCATCTTCTCTGTGAAGATTTCCATTATGCCACCAAGCTTTAGCTCCATCTACATACTCAATGGCAGGTCCATCTTATCTGTGAAGCTCTCCATTTAAATACCAATATTTATCTCCATTTGGATACTCAACAGCAGGCCCATCTTGCCTGTGACGTTGGCCATTTAAATACCAAACTTTATACCCATTTGTGTATTCAATCGCAGGGCCATCTTCCCTGTGAAGCAACCCATTTAAATACCAAGATTTATATCCATTTGACCATTCAACAGCAGGGCCATCTTCCCTGTGAAGCAACCCATTTAAATACCATTTTTTGGTTCCATCTAAGCATTCGATTCTTACAATTTGTTTGTTAACAGTAAAGTATTTATCTTCGCCTAAGAAAAAGCAATCCTCCTTTGAATTATTTTCAACTTTTGAAAAGCTAAAATCAAATAAGGGCAAACAAAATAGAGAAAAAACGTTTCTACGCAACATATCTGTAAATCCTTGCATTTAAAAAATGGAATGCAGTAAAAAAATTGATAATTTATAGGAACTGCTTATGCCTAAAAGCCATTGAACAATTGCTGCTGTAAGCAATTTAAATTTATACTGTCGGCATAACAAGCCAAGTGTTATTGTGTTTAAATTCGGTATTGCTTTACCAAATAATTTTCAATTATAGTAAAACTTTTCATATATTTTAGTTTTTATAGCATAAAGTTACTTATGAATCAATATGCCAAATGTTAAATGATTGACCACAATAGGATATCTCAAAACCCCTTGCATTCGCAATTTTTTGATTACGATACTTGTTAAAAATTTTTTGCCGTTGGCGTTGCATACGCCTTTTAATTATTCGAGTTAATATTTGACGGCATGGCTGTCTAATAGACGCCATTTCACTTGTGATTTGAGCTTCAACGTATAAATCTTTAAAGATTTCATGGGAGTTTTTCACGTTTATTCCTCATTTGGCGATTTTCCTGTCTTGTCAACAAGAGTTCTTGTCAAGGGTGGTAAAAATGCTATTTCAATTCTTTGAAGAGCAGATACTGATCTGTTTATATTTTATAGCAGGATTTATAAGATTTCAAGTCAAAGTGCTTCAGAGAAATTATTGATTTAAAAACATGAAAATATTGCTGGTTATATTTCTTCGTGTGATTTAAAAAGCTCCGATACACTAGGGTGCTGTGCTTTTAGTTCTTGAATTTTTTGATTAGCTTGTCTTTCAAAGATCTCTGTAGATTCTTTTTTGACCTGTGCAAATTCATCAGGCTTGATGATCCCTTGTTTGTACAAAATCATTTTTAGAGCTAAATTTTCTACTAACAAAAACTTGATCATATCTGGGTTCAAATAGAACGCACCTTTTGCAATCTTGTCTATGTCTGTGTGCATGTCAAGTCCTCAATTATAGGAGCCACAATTAAATCCCTAGTCACTCTGTAACTATCATCATCAAAGTGCTGCGTTGAAAATTCTAACAGCATAGTGTCTGAAATAGCTTGCATTTGATGAACAACACCCGGCAGAACATGAAAGGCATATCCAGCAGGCATGATAATGCTTTTTGCTCCATCAGAATCATCATATGTAAATCTGATTTGCCCTGATTCAACATACAAAACCTCATCTTTAATTTTGTGATGATGGTAGCTTAAGTGGCGTCCTTGTTTGATAAAAAGTTTTTTACCACAATATTTATCACTATTACAAATCCAAAGTTCGTAACCCCACGGTTTTGAAACGAAATTCATATCATTCGGCTTAATTAAGCCAACAACAGATGTTTTTTGTACTAACTCCATTTTTCGCCCCTTGGTCAAAAGCAACACAAGGTAATAGAGTTATGGCATAAAAAAACCTGTAGTTGTGCTACAGGTTCAAAGACATCATTGGAAAATAACACTTCAATCTTTGGGGAGATTTAGATGGCCATCAACCCACAGACTGCCATTCTCAACTTCCTTTTTGTCTTCGTAAACTGATGTAAGTTGCCGATAGGTTTCCAAAGACATATGACTCAAAACTCCACGGATCACTAAATGGCGACGAAATGCCATGGTTGCATCATTTTGACTGCCATTGCTTTTTGATGTTAGGTTTTGACGAACAATATCTAAAATGCCTTCTAAGTAAGCCCTGATGCCATATCCAATTTCTGGAAAACCATCGGCCTGACCTAAAAACCCCCACAAAACAGAAGACATGGCGTAATTCAATTCGCCTGCCCCTGCAATCGGGTCAGAACGATTAATAGCAGCAGCGATACTATCTGCTGCATTAGCAAGAGCCTTTTGCTTGCTTACATTATAAAATGCTGAATTAAATGAATTTACCGTGTAATCCGGGTCTGATAGATATCGCTTTACACATCTGTTAACAAAATAGCCAAAGTATTCGCCCTTAGTATAAAAATTATCATTCCCATCTTTCATAATGCCTAATGCTTCTGAGATCGAATGAGAAAACTTAGAGCGTTCTTCTTGTTTAATATACGGCATGGTTATTTCCTTTAATTGAATTTGAAATCTGAAATGAGACTCATTACTCTTTCGTCAACCAAATTTTGTAAATCTTGAACACTTCCAGAATTCAAAATTACTAGATTGAAAAGCTCAAACCCCTCTGGTGGTTCGGGTTTCAATGTTTTACGTTGACTCTTCCAATCTACCCTATCTACACAATATACATAGGCAGATTGTTGATTTTTATCATAATCAATATAATCTAAAAACCATGTGACATATGGTCTAATTTGTTTTTCTGAGCCATTTTCATCATAGTTAATTCTATCAGGTTTTATGACAAGAATGTTATAGCCTCCCTCAGAATTTACTTGCGTGAATTCATTTACATATCTCACATCAGAAATAATCAAAGGGACTGACTTGTCTCTGAATGGTTGATCTAACCAAACCCTAGGTTGAATTTCTCTAAATCCATCTCCAATAAATTGAAGGCTTTCACGAACTGGCATATCAAACCCCGGAGGTGGCTCTGGAATGACTTTCCATTTTTCAATAAAATCCATATCAACGTTGAAAGTGTCGCAAAAAATTTGCTTCACTTTAAGAGCAAATGCTGTTCGCTTCCATGCTTGATTTGAGTTTACAAAATTTAGCATAATACGATCAGCCGTTGTGTCTTTGCCATTTTGTTTTTGTCCAGCAACTCCAATTACCTTCATCTAACTTCTCCTTAAAAACTATCGCTTTTCCTTATAGTCTGTCTCATAAAAACCCGATCCTTTAAAAATGACAGCAGGTACACCAAAAATTTTTTTGAGTGTCCTTTTTTTACAATTAGGACATTTACTTAAAGGTTCGTCTTTCATGTTTTGAAAAACTTCAAATTTGTAACCACAGCCTTTTTTGTCGATGTTGCATTCATATTCATATGTCGGCATACTTAAATCCTTTACTTTCTTAATGCATTGGTTTTAGGCCAACGCGAATCATTTAAAAACCTTTGTAATTGTTGGTTTTTATAATCCATCCACTTCGATGATGTCGGGCCTGTAGCGGACTGGCACTCCTCATAGTACAAATTAATTTGTTTTTCAATTTCTGATCTTAATTCGTCTTCAGCGAAATCACCACATAGCGTGGTTTTATCTTCTATTCTTTCAAGCACGGTTATACCGGGTAAATCAACCAACATAAAATGCATTTGCCAATGCTGGTTGATATTAAGAAAGTCTTCAATAGCACAAGTCATGCCCGGAAATACCAATTCGTTGGTGTCATGAGCAATTATATATTTTTTGACATTTGATGAGTGCAACAATAATTCTAACAAAAGTTGTTCGTATGTGTGCCATGTGTCAATATAGAGCAAATCTGTTGGGTTTATTTCAATTGATGTTGTATCTGCGACTAGAAACTGAAAATCAATTTGATCCCTTAAAGCTAACTCTTGAGCTTGTCTCAAGATTAGGCGATCAACCTGAAATGGTGGTTTGTCCCAATCATAACTTATGAGTTTTTTAGGTTTTGATTCTAAAAAAACTTTAGTTGAATTCAAACCACGAACGCCCATTTCTGTGATGTGATCACATTTTCTTGCATATTGCTGCAAGATTTGTATGTGATTTTTGATGTCAGAATCTTCAGGCGTTGAGTTCATCGATTTTAGCCTGCAATAATTCTTGAGATTGAAGCCCTACTGTTCTATAAACTTGCATCCCATTTTTGAAAAATATGATTGTAGGAACACTTACAATGTTGTATTCAGACCCAATATTCATACATGTCGTGACATCGACTTTAACCACTCTAACATTTTTTAACGTGGAAAGCACAGGGATTAATTGCCTACATGGTGGGCAATATGGTGTGGCGAAATCAACTAAAACCAATCCATCAGAAATTAATTGCTTAAAATTCTCTTCTTGAGCTTCGATCATTGGATATTCCATTAATAAAGAAATAAGTGCATGCACTATTATAGCATAAAGAACAAATTATGAAAATGAAAAAACCTATAAAGAAAATCTGTAAGAATTGTAAATTATTTGACCCTAAATCTAGTAGTTGTTCAATAGTTGTACTCCATGAAGGGCAACGTTTAAGACTGCCGGTTTCAGCAGAGGATTCTTGCTTTTTTGAGGGGGAGTATTTTGACCCTACGCTTAAGGCAACACAGAGTTTTGCTGAAGAAATCAAAGAGGTCAAATTTTGGGTCGAAAATGAAAAAGGCGATAAGATTGATGGAGATGGAATTGTCAAAATGGAGTATCCAGAAGGTTTTTTTGGCGACTAACCAGCACAATTTATTGACTTGTTATGTGAATTCATTTTATTCAAAACGCAAGCCAAAAAAATTCTAGCCGCATCAACCCATTTATTTTCTTGATTGTCAAACGCTTTAAAAGCGTATCCATCTGTATTATCACGATTTAAAAAATCTCCCACTCCATGAATGTCTGAATAGTTTGCCATAGGGAGGTAATCTTGACCGAAACGGTAGTAAACAGTGAATCTTCTCATGATACCGAATCCTTTAATTGAATATTTTTGGCCCCATCTAAAGCTTCTTGTGCCAGTTTAACACTACACTTCATAACTTCCGAAAGTGTTTTGGCGTCGTACTGAACGAAATCATTGAGCGTTTTGATTCGACTGGTTTTAAGTTTTTTGGCTCGTACTGCTCCTACGTTTGGGATCTGGCAAAGCTCAACCAAATCAGGTTCTACTCCATATCGAAGTCGAAGTCCTAAAATTCTAAACCAATCATGTTTGTCCCATCTTCCTGACATACTGTCTAACGATGTAAGCACCTGCAATGTTCGATCTAAGTCAACGAGCAGAGTCCCCATCATTGCTTGCAAAACAGGAACATCTCTTTTGCCGCGAAGCATATTGAAATACGAACAGCCAATCTTGTGAATGGGCTCTGTGACAGCATTTGACCCAAACATCTTTTCAATTTGTAACTTATATCCAGTCACGGCTTCTCGTTCTCGTCGATTTATGATCGAGAATCTGTATGAGTCAATGTTTCCTAAAGCCAAAGAGACTGCAAAGTCATCTGATTCTCTTTTCTCATCAAATAATTTCTTAAAGTTTCTTCTTAAGTCGCTAACGTCAAAGGGGCTGTAATAAAACATGGAAGAGACTTTACCAATCGCTGTGCATTCATACTCCCCATTTTCATTCAATTTAATTGCACGACACTGCTCAAGAGCACCAAGTGTTCTTTGAATTACTTCTTCATCAAATGCGTGATCTTGAAAGTGTGCTAATGATTTTTTGAACCAATCCTGAAATCCTTGTTTGGTTTTAATTGTTCCTTGATGAATCTCAGCTACAACATGAAACGCCAAAGTTTTGTAATGAGGAGTTTCTGCACGTCCAACAAAATCTAATAAAGTACTTCTTATTGGAGATTTCACTTTAAGCTTTTTAATCCATTCATCCTTGCCAGATTCTGGAATTAAAATGTACGCATCACCACGCGGATCATACTTTGGACGACCAGCACGACCAATCATTTGTTGGATGTCATAATTTTCAACTTCAGTCAAGCCTCTATGGACACCAGTCACGATTACTCGTCGTGCTGGCAAATTCAAACCCCAAGCTAGTGTTGATGTCGCAACCAAAACACGAAAGTTCTTATCATTTTTGAACTTGTCCTCAAGTTTCATTCTGTCTTTAAGACCTAGAAGGGCATTATGAAATTCTGCTTCGATTCCGTAGCGTTTTAATGATTGTACCATCATAACACCAGTGTCTATGGTGTGGGTAAAAATCAAAAATTTATCTTCAGAGTAGTGTTCAACAATTGCACAGGCAACACCAATCTTAGCGGTTTCTTTATCGCTATAAGTGTTGTCTCCATCGAAATAAGTTTCATAATGAATATTCAAAGGGCATGGTCGATAATCAGACTCCAAATAATAGGTGTCTCTTCCAGTAATAGAAGAAATCCAGCCACATATTTCATCAACATTTGGCATCGTTGCGGATAAGAGAACTATTCTGACATTAGGATTAATTTCAGTTAGTTTCATCAGGGCGACCTCAATATGATCACCACGCGATGGGACTGTAAGTAAATGACTTTCATCAAAAACAACTGTACCTACATCGTACAAGAATTGACTTTTATCACTTGTATGATTACGACACCGACTGGCTAACATTTCGGGTGTCATCACAATCAAACTTGATTCTTCCATTTCTTTGAGACGTTTTGCTGTGAAGCGAAAATCGCCCGTTGCAATAAAAGTTTTTACATCAGAAAAATGATGATTAGGATCAGTCCAATCAATTTCTTTTTCTTTTGCTAAAGCTTTCAGTGGGCCAACGTAAATGCCTTTTCCGCCTCGCTTTCGTAATTCATAAGCCAAATACATTTCAGAACAAACGGTTTTGCCTGCACTTGTCGCGGCTGCAATTGCCACATTGCTGTCACCTTCATAGACTTCAAATAGCTTGCTTTGTACAGGATTAAAATCTTTAAATGGCCACTTTGCGTAAGGATAAGATGCAGTTGAAATAAGTTCAGATGTGTCTGAAATTTTAATTACTTGCGGCATATTTATTTTTCAAATAATAGATTAAGAGTTAGAAATGTTCCACTTATAACGCAAACATTTTACTACGTCTAGGGCATCATCGACAGCATTATGCGTTACTTGCTTTTGAATGCCTGCGATAGCAAGACACGATTCCAAATCTGGCAACTCTTCCATGGTTTTTGGATCAAAATATAAAACAGCAGGGTCGATAATCCTGCGTTTAATTGAAATGGAAGTTCCCCAATTAGGAATTTTGTTTAAAAAAGCCATATCAAACGTTGCAAAATTTTTTCCAGCCACGCTTATCTTCAAAGTGGCTCCGCCTTGCGGCTTCTCAACTTCTGCAACACCATGGCTCTTAAGCCAAGATGCAAATTCAGCATCAAGATGCAGGGGTTCTAAATAATTATATCCCAACGTCCTAGCAGCTATTATTTCAAGTTTTTTAGCATGCATAGACATTGCGTAAGGCTCGCCACGATAGTTGTCTTTAACAAGATAACAATGAAATATTGGAAGACTGTCTATCGGAGACTTCAGATCATCAAGCACTGCACCAAACTCTATTGTGTCGCAAGACTCAGAATTTAATCCTAATGTTTCTATGTCAATGCTAACGTACATGAGTAAATCTTTCTGCAAAAATCAAAGTCAAAAACTTTGGAGTCCAAAAAAAAAGGGAGAGACAAGCGATCTCGTCTCTCCCTGTATTTTAGGACGCTGCATTAGACATATTCAAGTAAATGTTTTTCTTTTTACACTCTTTGATAATCAAATCTTTAATCTGATCTAAGTAGTAGTAAAAATCATCATAACACTCCGCAGATGCTAAGATGCCGTCAATTCTTCTATCTTGGGACATTCTGTCCAAAGATTCTGCCAAGTCTCCCGCTAACTTTTCAGTTAAACGAGTGGCATGAAATTGCAACATCGCATCAGAAAGTGATGAAACATACTCTTGTACAACAGACTTCTGTTCTTTGTTCATAGGTGTTCACCTCTATGGTAAACGAGATTTTTAAGATACAAAAATTGGAGGAACTCCTCCAATACAATTGGGGTAATTTCTTAGACCATGTGCTTCTTATGCGTAAGGTCATGGAAGATGTACGTGATACACAATTTAAAGAAATAAAGCAAGAAAAAATTCCTGATAGACAGGTGAAATTTTCTGTAACTAAATTCTATGCAATCGATAGCTTAAAAATACCGTCATCTAACTACGCCTTAGAATTTTGGATTGAATACACAATACCAAAAGGCACAGGCGTAGTCATAGGAACAAATATTTATTTGCTTAGTTTTCAAGGAGACATTCTGTTGAATGAATCCTTTGGAACTCACTTTATACCGCAAAGTTCTTAAACAATGTCCATAACCTTTATGGACTTGCCATCTTGATCAAGAACTTCATCTTCGAATACTATGGTATCTTCTTTTGCTTCATATTGCAAGCCAAGATTATATGAATCTAACATCGCTTTTTTATCATCTCTGGAAGCAACCACATAACAATAATCATCTGATTTTTTCATATTGCCATTTTTGTCTTCTTGAAGAATTCCAATATCTAATTTGACGCCATCTGGCAGTATCAATTGAACAGAACCATGTTCCAACAATTGAGAAATTATAAGATACTGAAGTTTCCGTGTTCTTGCATCAATCATTGTTATTACCTCTTCTTTGTAATAAACGGAATTGCACTGTATTTATCCTTATGACTTGGCAATTCAGAATAAATCGATAGAACCGGGTAAAAGTATATTAAATTCAAATCCTTCAAAATTTCCCTTTTTAGTTTCACTGTCTGGTTTCAGCAATTGACCATTATTTGATCTAATAGTCCAACAATAAATTTTTTTATTGTTTTTAATAAATTCTGCATAGCAAAGATTTACATCACCAAGAAATGCTCTGCCCAAATTGCAAACTATCGTAAAGGGCAAAAAAGGAGTGTAATATGGCTGTATCTGAAGAGATTCCAAGAAAAAGGTGCCATAATTAGATTTACTATAACATATGAAAATTTCATGTCCATCTACCGAAATTGTTTTTTGCTTTAATAACAACACATCTTCCTCATCATCAACACTTGATAATGGAAATGTATTAAGAACAAGCGTTTCAGCCATTCTTTTCATTTCTTCTATGTGCGTTTTTAAAGTTTTGTTAATCATAAAAATTATTTAGTACTTAAATAATGTATAAAATCATTTTGAAAATTTTCTGTTGTAAAGCAAATCATTCATTAATTCTTCATCATCATAATCTATGTTAATCTCATTGCAAAACTTTTCATAAAAATCCAAGAAATTTCTATACGATTCAAATCTGCCAGAATGTGAAAAAACACCAGTTTTCCTATTAGTGTGAATATTTTTTATAATCCTAGAAGCAAACCAATTTTTAACTTGTGTTAGACCTTCGCTACAAGGTTGATCAAATCCCATGATGCCAAACACATCTTGAGGATCTAGCCATAATAGTCCACTCCAAGGGTTGCCTACTTCGTATTTTTTTGGAAGCGGAAGATCTTTAGTGACATCAACAAAATGCAACAATAATCGAATCCAATTTTTTACTGCAAAGCTATCAAGACACATTGCCGCTTCGCCTATACGAAACTCAATTGTTTTTTTCCTGCTGTTGTAATTTTTATATTCGTTAAAACCTCCACCCTTTAAAAAATGGTAAGCATTCAAAGAATAATATTTCACAAGCGATACGGCTTCCAATAAATTATTTGGAGTTATTTGAAAGTTTGTAGTAATAAAATCAGTCATACCCAGCATTTGACAATATCGATTAATTTTTCTGTGTGAAGGCACCGAATCCATAAAAACGTGTTCACATTTTATGTACCAAGCAATCACAGAAGCTAGTTGGTTAATATTGAGGTCCGCAATATTTACGTGTACGTGCAGAGAGCAGCGATCATCAGCCCTGATTGAGTTTTTACGAAAAGCTTCAACAACCTTGACCAGATCACAAATACCCTTGTAACCTTTTAAAACTGGTGTGCAAACTTCCATTCCACAACTACGATCTGGCTTGATAATCCACTCTTCGTTGTTGTAGTTGTAATCCCAGCATTGAATCTCTACAGGGGCTTTCAGAGTACGTCTTATCAGGATGGCAACCCTATCAGCACCAAGAGGGATTTCATTTTTAGATTTATCGAGTTTTTTTACGATGCCATCTGCGGTATTTAGCTCAAGCTCTACACCGAATCTTCTATAGTTTTCGCAATTTAATAGTCTATCCATAAGAAGTAATTTTATGTATAATTAATGTACTTGTCAATCTTTATTTGGAGCTAGATTTAGTCATGAAAGAAAAATGCATCTTAATAAAAACAAAAGATAATCGAAAATTTTTCACACAAGAAAGCAACCTAATTTCCATACTAGAGTATGTAAAAACATTCAAAGCGGAAGTTGAGCTTGTAGAAGTCGAAAAAGGCACAAAAATTTTAGAATTGAAGGGTTTAACGGTTGCTTTATGCGATCCCAATTTTAAATCCGATCTCCAGTATGAAAAAATCAAGGATTTATATCCAAGCAAGAAAAAAGAACGACAATCGATGCTTGTAGAAGCTAAAACAATTCGTGATTTCATTCGAACAGATTTCGTTTCTGGAAGAACTGTGTCCCTAAAAGAGGTGAAAGCAAAGTATCATAAACACAACCTTACTGATGCTTGCCTTTGTAATCACATCACTGTAGTTCGAAGACAACTTATGAAAGAAGGCTTTGAATTTCAAAAAATCGGTGCTGGAGAATATCGCATAGCACAGAAATAACTATAAAAAAAAGGGGCAGAATAATTTCTGCCCCTTTTTTGTTTTGAAGATTTATTCTTCATTTTCTGAAGTATCTTCTTCGTCGCTTTCGTTGTCGTAACCTTCAGTCTCAAAGGGATTTCCGTCAGCATCAAAATCAACTGTTTTCTCGCCGTATTCGCCGCTTTCCGATGCTTTTAGACCTGCTCCCCAAAAGCCAAGATATTCTTCAACTTCATCAGAAGTTTCTGCATCTACAAGTTTAGGGCAGTCAATAATAACCTGAGATGGTAATCTATTCTCGGCTTTGCTAGCCTTGAACTTGTACTCTGTTGTCCCTTCAGGAAGATATGCTGGCTTTACGATGTAATTGCCACCACTCTTCATTTCTACTCTTTCGCCTTCGAGAAGACAATTGAGCAAGCCAGACATTGGGTCAATTCCATTTTCAAAATAAAGCTTCACATCATCTGCAATAACAAAAGGTCGGAATCCACGATTCTTTATGTTCTTGACTTGCATGTTAATGCCACTAAACTTCTCAAGTTTTTTATGCTCGATTTTTTTCTTAGCAGCAGTTCTGATTCTTAAAGATGCGTAAAATTTGACTGCATTACCACCCGGAGTAGTTTCTGGCGAACCATACATGACTCCAATCTTATCTCTCGTTTGATTGATAAGATATACAGTTACATCTTGCTCTTTTACCATGGCTTGCAGCTTACGCATCTCGTTGCTAATTACTTTAGCACGCTCACCGGGCTGCTCTTGGCGACCAACTATTTTCTTCCAGTCCGCAACGCTGTAATCAAGAGGAAGATTGTTTTCTTTTAATTCACGTTCACACGGAGGAACGGTCAAGCTATCAAAGACAAACAATATTGGTTTTCGCTCAAGCTTCAATTCTTTTTCACGTTCTCTAATCTTTTTCGTAGTAACGTGAATTTGACGAAAGGCTCTTTCAAGACTTGGAGGACTGTAACGTAAAACTCTTTTCAAATTCAAATGGCTAATCTTTTTCATAAACTCGCCATTCGTGGCATTCTCGCAATCAAGAATTACCGGCCATCCGCCTTGCTTTTGCATAGATCCTAGCAAATTGGCACCAATCAATGATTTGCCAGAAGCCTCTCCACCAAAAGCCTCTGTTATTCTGCCTCCGGGAACACCTCCGGGAATGCATTTACCAGAACAAGAATAATTGATAGCCAGATTTCCCGTATCAATTCGGAATTTAACACTTTCAAGATCAGATAAAACATCTCCTCCAGTCTCTGATGCCAATGTACTAAACAATTCGTCTAAATCCATGTCTTCCGCATTTGTTTTCTTTTTCGCCATAATTGTATTTTCTCCGTTAAAAGTTGTTCAAAAAAATGGGCGGCGTTTCCGCCGCCCATAAGGTTCGCTATCAGGCTAAATTTTTAGCCTTCCATGCCTTCAAGTTCCTTGAGGAAATCTTCGTCCTCAATTGACAAGTCCTCGCTTGGAGGAGCAGAGACTTTAAGACTTTCAGTTTTGGTAACTACTGGCTTGCTTGAAGGAACGCCTTCAGGAACACTGACTTGTGTTCTATTGCTTGCCTGTTCAGCCATTTCTTGCACTTCATCAGAAGCTTTCTTGCCCCACTTTGCATCAAATGTCTCGATGTCCATCGATTCGGTTTCATCAGCGATAAGACCACGATGAATTGCCAACTCTTTTTCAAGATAATCGACATCTTTGGGGTTTCGAAGCTTGGTAAGATCGTGGAGGCTTGCAGCCCACTTAGCAACTTCTTCTGGGGTGCCAGCAGGTGATGGATTGCGTGCAAAGCCAGATGAATCGTACTTTGGAAAACCATCTTGCCCAAGAGTAACAGCCTTGCGAATGATGAAATCATATCCATTCTTCAAGTCGGCAATATTTCCAAGCTTAGAATCAGGATCTCCTTCATTTCCAACGATAGCTTTGATGATCATCGAATGGAGAATCTTGCCCACAGAAAGAATTCTTGGACCAACATTCTTGATTTCCTTATTATCGACCACCATAGTGCGTACAACAGCGTTGTAGTAGTATCGCTCAACTGGCTTGAGTTCACGAGCTTCCGCCTTCAAAGCTTCGGCTTGTGGGCAATCCTTGCCAAATTGCTTTTCAATTTTCTCAATTTGTTTCCACAGGCTGCTGTAATAGTCGCAAATCGGACATGGGACATTACGTTCCCACTTTCCATTTACTAATGGTCTTGGGCAATGAACGCTACGGTTGTTGATTTTGTGAGTGCGATTGTACTGAAAAAGCTTTCCGCCTTTAATTGGCGGAAGAATTCTTACAGCAACAGATCCCGTTTGTCCCGGTTTTACTTCTGGCATCGGTACAAATTGGTCCAGAAAACCACCTGCACCAGCACCACCTTCATTGGCTAGACGAGCATCCTCGCCTGCCATTTCTTCTAAATTCAATGTTCCAAATTCAGCCATAGTAATCCTCCGTACTTTTTAAAAAGTTTGTAATTGTAAATTCATCGTCATGGCTTTGACGTGAACAACAGTAATCTTATAGAAGTTATCGGAGAATAAGTCAAGAATCTTTAAGGCAAATATTTAAAATCTTAAGTTGTGCTTATTTCTTCATGACCGGGAGCCTTGCTTATTGTTACTTCTGCTACTTCTTTTCTTGGCTTTTGAACATATTGTGCTTCAGGCAAAGACTCAAACCCAGCAGATTGCTGATCGTTAGCTAACTGATTATGTAGATAACTGAGTTTATCATTCAACTCAAACAGTCCTTTAGATTCTAAATCTAAATTTATCTTTCTCCTTTTTTCTAGGTTTTCTTCATATTCATTCTCCAAAGCTTGAAGAATCTTTGCGTTTTTCTCCAGTTGGGTTAAAGTCGCATCGTTCATGTTCATCAAAAGCTCATCAGAATATTCAGCAACGCCTGTCATGGCCTTCCTAAGCTTAGAAACACGCTTAAACTTCTTGTTCAATTTGTTTTCTAGGATCTTTGGTGCTCGCAATGCATCTCTCCGTGCAAGAACCTTCTTTCGAGCTTCTTTTTCGTGTTCTTTTTTCTTTTCAAGCTTTCTTTTGGTTTTGTTATCCATGATTTTCCTTTCTAATTTTTAACTTCAAAGTATTATCGACGTGATCGCAAATCAGGCACAGCCAAAAGATCGTCTGGAATACTTCCATCATCTATCGGAAAACTGCGATTAGACGAACCATAAGCTCTCGGATCTGATGTGTCCATGACCATTTCGTCTTCAAATGCGAGCTTCGGTTTTCTGACATCTCTTCCACTTGAACCTGAAAAGTTAAGCTGCTTGTCAGCAAGCAGCCCCGTTCCTGATGCAATAAAAAACTTCTCTTCGACAATCGCAACCTTACCACTATCATCCGTTAGTGCAATTTTTTGCAATTCTAATTTACCAGTTGGGTGCTGTACAACTTGGTGAACATTATATTCTTTATCAGGTGTTAACTTTAATCCCAGCTTTCTTGTTTCAGGCATGTAATGCGGAGCAGGATCAAAAATAACCTTGTACATAACTCTATTTTGATTAATTGGAGGCAAAGGAGCTTTTTTCACTGGCACGGGCTTGTTTGCATTAACATACAGTGAATCTAAGTTTTGCGTTTGATTTTGCATAGCAACCATTTCATGTGGTTGCATATTAGATGTAACTTGCATTTGAGGAACAGAAATTTCCTCAACAATGTCTTCAGCAATCATTTGGGCCGCTTCATTGAAAGAATATCTTTTACCCTTGAGCGTGATTCCCTTGCCATCTTTACATTCTTTGAAATTGATTTCCTTTTTTACCAATTCAAAAACCTGCACATCAATAACCCAAATGTCTCGTCGTGCAAGAAGTGCCATAATTGCAGCAGCCGCCTTTTCAAGAGGAGTATCATCAAGTGACTTGCCAACTTTTAAAATTTTTTCTTCTTTGTGCTCTGTATCATATACACCCCCTTCTTTTCTTGGGTGGTAAGTATATTTGACTTCGAATCCCATATTTGCCTCTTTATCTGATCACAATTCCAATTCCATACCTTGTCTTAAATAAGACAGGTTCTCTATTTTTTATTTGACAAAACCTTTGAAAGCTCGCAAAGATCTGAGTGTCATGAATGTAATCAACAACTAAAAAACCATCAGGCTTTAAGCAATTCCATAATAAATCTAATGAAATTTCAGTCTTTTTGATGTCAAAGCTTTCGGAAAGAAATGCCATATCTGCTACTTTTTCTACGTTTGTATCAAAATTCTTAGTAGAAAAATCCAAATCTTTTATGGTAATTTTTGGACATCCAGCTAACTTTAAGTTTGATTCTACAAACCTAGAATTTTGATTTTTTCCATCGAAAGATATCCACTCACGAACGGTTTTGCATCCTTTTATAAAACAAGCTCCGACCAATCCTAAATTACAGCCTATTTGACATACCACTTGCGGATTAGATTCCATTCCTAAGCGAAAATAAAATGGCAAATAATTAGGATCGCTAAATGCTGGAGATTGTTTTGAAGAATTGTTTGGCAATTTTACTTGCGGCAATAAAACATCCGTAGAAATAGAATGGTTCAAAAACTTTGAGTTTAATTCTTCAAGATTGCAATACATAAAATAAAAGAGCGTCAAGAATTTATTCTTGACGCTCTGGCAGATGGTGTTTGTTGAGACATCTTGTCTCGATAGCCGCAGTCAATGTTGTTTTTGTTAATCACTTTACAAAAGAACACTTGCCATCTTAAATAAAATAGTGGTCAATACACAAAAAATTTTTGGAGCACAAATGGATACAATTGATGAAATGATGTATTTGGCAGGAGTAATATCTGAAGAAACTATTCAAGAAGCAAAAAATGATATCAAACATTATATGTTTTTCTCAAACTTGCACACAATCAAAGAAAAAGTAGACAAGCTCTTATCCATGGATCAAAAGAGAATTGATAAAATGTTGGATGATGGTCATGATTGGGCCGCAGAGCATGTTGCCACAAGCAAAGATGATTTAGAAGAAGTGTACAACTGGATCTCTTCTTCGTTTAGGAATTAAATCTAGAATTGTGAGCTTCTAAGATTTTATTGTAAACATAAGTATTTGGTGTGTACTTCTTAAAGTATACCCTATCGGTGTTTGGTCCCCATAAAGAAACCGCTAAAGCCGCAGCTACAGCAGGGGAACGCGATGCCCCAAATTCACAATGAACAAGCAAACACTCAATTTTTGGCAAAACCTCATAGGTAAAATCAATAATTTGATTTGCTTGCAAGTCGGTAAAATTATTTGGATCTTCAAAATTTCTATCAAGAAAGCACAAGCGTAGCACATCCACTCTATGATCTTCATTTAAATCCGCAAACATGCCTTCATCTGAAGATATAGAAATAGCCGCCCAAGCAACATCTGATTTGAACTGTTTGGCTTTTGACTTAGACATAACTTGAATATCAATTATTTTATTATTCATTTTTTCGCCTTGAAATTTCATGAATGACATGTTGGTATTGAGGTAATGTCTCTTAGCAACTGTCTATCTTTTTGGAACTCTTCATCACCTTCAATGTCTTTAAACAACTGAATAATATCGGCATCGACATCAGAATCAATAGAGTAAAAGTATGACGTGTTTTTCCTAAAATCTATGGTAATAACCCCATTATGGTAGTTTTTGCTTATATTTAAGTCCCATACATCTTCCCCCACAATATATGTAGACAAATATGTATTTGGAGACACTCTGTTCCAGACCATACCGCAACTCTTGAGCTTTTCTACCATCTCTAAAACAGATGTTTTACGATATATTAAATCTAAATTTTCGTTATTTGTTGTCATGAGCTTTATTGAAATTTGTTACATGGAAAGGATAAATCATCAAATTAGTCCATCGATTCCAAGACTATGATCAAAGCCAGAATTGTCGTCAAATGAACCAACTGCTTTTGAAACATCTTGATCTAAAGTTGATCCTTGCCACCCTGCATTTCCTAAGATGTCTGAATTCAATCGATCCATTTGCTTTCTCAGCATATGACCCATGCTCTGAGCATTATCGTGACTCTTATCCCAAGCTTTTAAGTGATTCTTCAGGCGATTGACCACAAATCTAGCTTCGACAATATCACTTCTAAGAGAAGTTACGGTAGGGTCGCATTTAGCTTTTGCCTCTGCAAGCTTGTCACTTGCACCCATTTCCTTGGCTTCAACAAAACGTTCACAATAAACTTTTTCCTGCATGTTTTCTTTGTTTTGCAAATTACGCTCAGCCAAAGCTAAGTAATTTCCGAAATTGTCATAGTATCCACCTTCAGTTTGAATATATCGACTCAAGGTGTCTTCATCAAATCGCAAATACTCAGGGTCAATGTTGACAGAAAACTTGTCAAATGTAATTTTTTCTACTTTTCCCATTTTTACCTCTTACTTATGCCAAATTCGGCTATTTTACTTTTGTTATGATTTTTTGTAAAGAATTAATCTGACTAAAGAAAAAACGCTATTTTTCTTCATCTTTTTGATTGTAAACTTCTGAAAAACTTTCCCATCCTCCATCGCCTTCCATGGCTACGCCACTAATAGAGTCATCTATTTCATCCTTTGGCTTCCATGCTTTCTTGTTTTTATCGATGTCACGAACCATGTCGGTTTCAACCTCAGACGAGGCATATTCTTTATGAGAATTCAAACGCAACTTGTATTCATTGTGATGTATTTCTTGAATTTTAAGACTTTCCTTATCAAATGATAGGTAAATCTGATAGCGGCTTTTACCATCACGTTGTTTTACTACATATCCACGCCCAATGCCCAAAAACTTTTCTGTATCATTTTGGTTAAGAGAAATACAGCCATCGAGAGGACGTATTTGACCATATGAATCAGCTAAGTGATCATCATCTAAACGACCTTTATCTCCCTTGCCATCCTTCTTGCCATCTCTATTTGGTTGCATAGCTGTGGCTATAAACAACTTTTCTTCCATGGCCATTCCACGCAATTCACGGACATTTCTTTCTCTCGATTCTGGCGTCTTCATTTCAGGATGAAGTGCCATTTCTCCAACATAATCAAGAATTACAAAGTCTGGATCAAATCCTTGAAATCGTAATTGACTAATGTAGGCTCGAATAGTGTTTACCGTTGCGGTTCCAGCGGGGAATTGCTTGATAATGAGAGGTCCAATTTCCGAATTCAAATCGACATTTTGTAAATTCTCCAACCTCTTAAAAATGTCATCCTTGTTGTCCAGCAAATTTTGAACTGGTAAACCTGTAAGAATTGCATCCATTCGATCAGCAACTTTTGGCTCTGCCAGTTCAAGTGTTATATAAACGCCTTTCTTGCCGCGACACAAGTTTGTTGCAGCCAGACATGCAAGCATAACTGATTTACCAACACCTGAGCCAGCTATAATTGATACAATTTCACCACGGCTGTATCCGCCACCACCTATTTCAGAATCAATAGATGGTAGGCCAAAAATAAAACGATCCTGAGTGTCTGTAGTTTCTGCTTTTTCAGCATATCGTTCTTGAAGACTCTTAAAATAGTCCATGCCTAAGTCAAAGTTTTGCTGCGTCTGCATGGCTGTACGCATTTCGTCATAAACTTTAGACCATGTCTCTTCCGATTCTGGTGCCTTGTCAATTAGCTTTAATGAGTCTTGAAAAGCTTTCTTAACTGACTGTATTTTTGCAAAACATAATATTTTGTCTTGTAAATACTCTCTAGCTTCTAATCCCGGTTGGAAATAATCAAACAAAACATTGACTTCACCTAAATAAAACGACAATGCTTTGTTGTCTTTTAACTGAGTTTTTATTTCGCTTACAAGAAAGTCTTTACGAGGTAAAATTCGGTATTTCTTAAAAAAGTTGAAAACAATTTCGCAAATCTTAGCATGGGCTTTGTTGGTGAAGTAATTTGGCTTCACAATATCGATTGACTGGAGCAAAAATTGTCTATCAGAAATTAACAGCGATGTAATGTGTCTCTGAAAGTCTTCGTCCCAAGAATACTTAGAATCGACACTCGCATCAGGATCAACTAATGTGGGGTCATCTAAAAACTGTTCATCACTCATGAGCACACTCCTCTATTCTCTAACTACTCTTATCATTCTATATTTTATAGTGCAAATTCTACCCTTTTTCTAGACTTAAATTATCAAGCAAAACGACTAGGTTTTTTAGTGTTTCGCAAGTCTTAATAGTCAAAAAGAGACTTTAGATTCTAAAGAATTTGTGCGTGTGGCCATTAATAAGAAAAAAAAAAAAAAAGAAACAGACTCCAAGGTAATATTATCTTGGAGTCTGTTTTGGGGGCGAATAACCGCCGCACTCCACCAGTCGCAAGCGACAAAATTATTATACCTGAATTTTTAAGATTTGCAACCATAAAGTTCAAATCTATCGCATAAAAATCACTTTGCTTCTATGTGGCTAATTGCTTCTTGAGTGACTTGCAAACCTGTAAAATTAGCTATTCGTTGTACTTGAAAAACAGGATTTGATAACATGTCATGGTGGTGCATTTGCAAAATGTCTCCTTTGTAATTTTTAATCTGTTCGTGCATTTTGCCAACATAAAAATTTGCAAGAGGCATGTATCTTTTTAAATCAGATTCTTTCAAGGCTATTGCCATGCTTTTTCCAATCTCATTGATTGGTCGATGACAAACAATAAGTTTGTGATTTGTTTGTAGATTATAAACAAAACGTGATAAATTGGTGCATAGTAGAGGATCTTTTATGCCCCAAAGATCACTCTCTTGTTCACGTCGCTTAATTAAAGATGCATAATTATCAAGCAATTGGGGATTTACATCAAGATCACCAGCATCAAATTTTGTATGAAAGTTTTTAAATTCAATATCTTCATAATAACCATGTATATTGTTTGAAGTTGGGCTATCGAACATAAAACCCATATTGACTCCTAGTTTCTGCAATACGCCAGCTACTGCACTTGTGCCGCTTCTATAACAACCCAAAACAATCACACATGCCATATTCAAAAACCTTCTTTTGTCCAATTAACTAAGGGCTTCAAAATTAAAAACTTAAAGTCACTTTGTGCACTGCTCGCATCCATTCGGTTTGGTATGTATGTCGCAAAATAACGCATAAATATATCATATTCATGACGATTAATTGCATAAAATTTTTCCCCCCAATTCGAATTTGAAGTTACCGAAATTATGAAATAATTTTCAGAAGCGAACCACACTGTAGGATCGAGAAAAACAACAGTATCAATACTATAACGGCGTAATAAACCATACAAAGAATATGAAAATATAAAGTTATTGATTTGAATGCTTTCAACAAAACTTCGATTGCCTCCCCTAAATTCACATCGAATATTTTTGTTATCTAAAACTAATTCGCCTACACCTAATAAATTAAGTGTGGTCGTATTCATATCCATGCTCATGCGAGAAATAATCCTTGATCTCTTCTGTAATCTTTGAAATAATCAATGCTTCGCTTGATGAACACACCGAAAAAAGTTCATCCTTATATGTTGAACGCTGAATGAAAGGAGACAAAGCCAGATAATAGGGCGAAACTTTACCAGTAGCAACCCATAGCCTAAAAACACCACTTTTAATAAATGACAAAAGCTTTTCATAAGTTGGACTACCATCACATTTTTCAAACAGAAATTTTCGGTTTTTGTCAATTTCAGCAATTATCTTAGGATTGGTATTTTGTACTGACGGCGGGGGTATTTGAGCACCGACATCAGCAATTTTTTGATCATATCTTCGTTTCCAAACCTTGTATCTTATCCAAGCCTTATCGCCTGTAACGCAATTTGGCTCAACATGGCCCTTATGAGCTTTGATTATGAATAAATTAGCCCGGATATAATTCTTGTATTCAGTCTGCTCCAACAAGCCACGGGTTTCTCTACGAAGTTTCCAGCAGTATCTAAATAGGCTTGATTTCCTCGGATCACTACGCAAAGGGAGTGAATTGCGACGAATAGCTTGACCATCAATATTGTCTAAGAATAGACGGCGAAACTCCTGCTCATAAATTAAAGCAATATGAAAGACTTCGCCTTCATCGACGGTCATA